TTTTATTTATCGCTTCCTCGCCATCCTTTATTTGATCTTGAAGGTCGGCCTGATCCTCCAACGCCTTCGTTATTTTGTCAATTGCGGCCTGGACTTCTTTCTGCGTTTCGACCAGATCCTGTCCCTTCTCGTCTACTGTCTCTCCGGCGGCGAGTTGGTTATCTAGGGACGTTAACTGGTCTTTAAGAACCCCGAGTTGCAGTTCCTGAATTTTCTTTTCCGACTCGGCAATTTCTTTCTTTAATTTGGCGGCGCGGCCACCTTGTTTGTAGCCGTCTAGAAGATTTTGTTCAGTTTCTAGCTCTTTTAACTTTTCAAAGTTAATACCCTTCGCAAGTTTTTGCTGTTCATCGAGAACCTGCTGGAGAGTCTTTTCCGCCTCGTAGATGCTTATTAGTCGGGTGTTCTGCTCATCAGAAAGGTCTATGTTCTCCTTGTGGCGCCGAGCAATTTCTTTGAGAACTTCAAGCTCTTCGCGCCTGACTTTTAAGCCCTCTTTGGACGCCTCAACAACGGCTTCAATATTAGCAACGTCGGTATCAGTTGGAGCGGGGGGAGCGGGGGGGACGCTAGGATCGTCGGAGTCGCCGTTGGCCATAAGTTTGCCTCACATTAATGGGTGTACAGATAATTAGTTTACAAAAAAAAAGACAGGGCTTTACCCTGTCATTTAACTATTGATGCCGGCATCGGATTATTATAGGGGGTAAGCGTCTGTGACTTACCGGTGCCCTTCTGGGCCTGCTCAATCGCCTCAGCTTCATCCTTTAATTGTGTCGACAAGCGTTTAACAAACCACTCGCGCAAACCAATGGGCAGATTATAGGCTTCAGAGAACGACCATCCGCCAGAATATTTTAAAAAGAAGAACTGCTCATACACGTTCTCTATATATTCAGGACTGAGGCCAAAAAAAGTCCGCGGAAAGCGGAACCTCCATGTCTACTTCATAATCACACTCGTCGCATCCAAAATTCTGTGTAAGATCAATATTTGGGGTTACTAGTTTGTTTATTACTCTAAGATGACGAGAGTCCATGGACGGAATATTTTCAACTAAATACTTAATGGCTTGTGGGCTGTTGTCTCCATTAACCGCGACTACAATATTGTTTAATTGAGTTGTTATTATGTTTTCGTAAATATCGACTTTCTTTTTGTTTGCATTGTTTAACATTTTTTTCTCGTCTGTTCCAGTTAAAAGCCTAAATGTAACTTCTACTTGTGTCTTTGGAAGGGTTGCATTAAATGTACCATCACTATTATCAACAACATCAAACCCTTCATAGTCATCGCCTAAATAAACTTCTGCTTCGTTTAAATCAAAAGAATGAGCCTGTACTGCAGCACAGCCGGGGCAGGTAACACTTGTTTCGTATATATTTCCATAAGCTGACCGGCGGGCAGCAATGATTATCGCATTTCTATCGCCTATTAGTAAAGTGTCTGTGTTAATACTCTTGTCAATTATTAAGCTTTGGAGTACGCGGTCTAAAGCAACACCTTTTTTAAGCAACGTTCTTGACGTCAAAATATCTTCTTCTTTGGCGGTCATCTGTTTAATCTCTATACAGTCTTGGCCATGTAATGGATGGCCTTCAGTATAATATAAGCCGTTAGAAGGCAGATCTACGAATTCTGTCGGGACTACAAATGAAAATCCCGGATTATCTTGTTGTAACGCTTGGGGAGGGGGGCTGTTGTTTTCAGGTTTTGTGGTTCCCGTTCCCAGGCGATCTTTATTGCGTGACAATATTCACCTCTTATTATATAAAATTACTCGCCCTTGCCGGCCGTCTTGGATTCTTTGCCTGTCCCAGCCTGGAGTGGTCCTTCGAATGCCGTTTTTCCCGCGGAGTCTTGGATCTTCGCCCAATCATACTTCAGGGTGACTGTTAGCTCTACTAATTCATCATCGCCATAAGCCAAATCACCATATTTTACATCTGAGATCCAAGCATTAAAAAGCGTCCATTCTTCAAGTTCCTTCGTGCCTGTATGATCAATCTGAGTGATTGAGACTTGGCCTAATGCCCGGGCAGCTTTACCCTTGGTCATGGTGCTTCGATCATCCGCGGTACCGGGGGGCACATAGCCTGCTGCCTTAACAATCTGGGAGAGCTTACCGGCCACATCAGGCTCCAGCGGATCGACTAAAGTAATTGCGACTTCGTTCCATGTAACTGCTCCTGGATAATAAAAAGTATGATTCAAATACTTATGTTCAGTGGCAGCAATTGTAAAGGACGGCTTAGCGGCAGTCTTGGCGTACCAAAGTGCGGTACTGTCGCCGGTACTACCGCCGGTGATGCCGGTGAATCTAACTAAAAATCTAAATTTTCTTTTCGGTTCGGTGATCGCGGTTTCGGTCGATGAAAAGTCTGAGGCCCAGAATGGCATAATTCATTTACTCCTTAAAGTATAAAGTGTTTCAAAATTAAATAGTAAGTTAGAGAAAAAACTCTTACATCTTTTAATCATCAAACGATGCTCCCGTGGAAGCAATCACAAAGTCAATTGCGATATATTCGATTGAGCGCGCGGGCTTAATCATAATCTTGGCATACAAGATATTTTGGTCAACCAAATCCGGAGTAGTAGTGGATTCATCAAGAATCAATCTAAACTCAGTGATTCCGAAGCTAACCTTGACATTCGCTAAGAATGGCTCAATAAGTCCTCTAAAGCGAGCCCAAGTATCTTGGACATTTTGCTCGAAAAGAATCTGTGTGGAGAGAATGGAAATCTGCTTCTTCAAGTAAATTACCAATCTTCTTACATTAATTCTATCGAGTGCAGATTGACGCTCTTGGAGGGTCTTCTGCCCGAAAACCACAATTCCACTAGATGGGAAAGAGGCAATCGGATTAATCCGTGCGTCATAGAGAGTGTCGCGCTCCTTGGAGGTTAACTTCTCTGTGACAGCAGTAATCGGAATTCCTGCTGCGCCATCGCTCAAGCCGCCGCGGTTGAAGCCTGCGGGGGCAAACCAAAGATCCGAACGTGCCTCAGAAGTACCAAGAACACCAAGCATTGCGACAGAGGGCGGTATCCAAACATTAACGCCAGACGTTTCATCTCGGGTTTGAACCCAAGGATAGAATGTGGCGCCATAGCTAGAATCAATTCTCCGGGCGCGAAGAGCATTCGCGGCCTGTTTCGGCGTAGTACCGATTCTATTAACCTTGCTAGATTTTTGCGCCTCGTGAGGAGGAATGTACACGTTAGCCAAGTCAATAAGTGCCATGGCATCTGCGCGCTCTTCACAAACATTAATCATATGCTGTGTTAATGCATCGGTTGTTAAGCCGGGGACAGTAAGCACATTCATATTCAACGATTCGGGATCTGCTACGGTATCAATTGCTCTCTTATAAGTATAATAAGGATAGCTATTGAATTCGGTGGAAGTAGAACTCATTTCTCCGTTGCGGAGAGGATCTGGCTTCTTAATATCAAACCCGTCAAAGCCGCCGAAGAACGGAGCAGTGAAGCGATCATATCCTAAGTCCAACAAGTCGCCGTAGGAGGCGCTAGTTACACTAGTGCCAGCAACACGAGAGCCAGAGAGATAAAAATATGTACTCTTAGGCGAGTCAAGAGTAACGTTGTCCAGCGAGAAAACATAAGCATAGCCTTCTACGCCGGCATCAGAAGTCGAACTTGGATCATCATCCTGGCCAGTGTACCAGGAGCGATGTACCCCTGCGACACTAACATCGTTTCTGGAGCTACCGTTTGCTCTTGTGTTTTGGAATCCAAAATAACCATCCGTGGGGTCAGACAAACCACCATCAGAGGCAGAAAGGCGAAGTCGTGCGACAGGGAAGGCTATAGAACCAGTCATTCCTAGGGTGCCACCCGCCGCTGGATCGGGGGTACCATCCCAGGCGGCGGACTGCAGCTTACCGAACAGATAGTAGCCATTTCCGGTGGAATTAGAAGCAGTAACAGGCGTACCATAAATTACGGAAGCAGGATTAAAAACCATTAAGTCTTGGGTGGCCAAATCGCCTGAACCTGTTACACTTGTTCCACTCTTGAAGCGGGGGGGCCCGAAATAACCGAAAGGCAGAAGCTCGGGGTCTGTGGCGCCGCCTTCAACATCGGAGTTCATTTCAACATATACAAATTTTGACTGATTCGGGTATTCGCCATAAGTCTTCAGACGACGAGCAGTAGTATCCCATTGCGTATACTTGTCTCCAATTACTCGCGAGATAAAATTGGGAGAGGCTGGATTTAATGTACAGTTATCAAAACGCTCCATTACCTCAACTGCGCTATCGGTATCAGAAAGCACGCGGAGAACAACACTAAATGAGCCATATTCACTAGCAGTAGTGGTAGACTTTCTAATATTCTCAATTGAAACCTTACAGTTTCTTTGTAGCCACTCACCATGTCCACGACCTTTAAGTCTAAACAGTTTTTGCATGTTTTGGGGGACATAATCGGTTGGAGTACCAAGGTGCTGGCCAATAAACCAGCCGGCCTTAGCTTCCTGAGCGCTAAGGCCCAACATGTTGTGGGGACCTGTACCTACCGCACTATTAAGTGCGATGGGGAGCATGACACCCTGCAGGGCTTGGGTCTGAGACGTTAAGTCGTTTCCGGTGGTGTCCGTGAAGCGTCCAGCGGTTTGAGGGCCGTCTCTCAATTCCTGTTCGAATGATTCTCCAAGCCAATAAGTCTGATATGCGCCTGCCGGGAAAAAGGTGCCGGCTGTCGAAGCAAGCTGTGGGTTAGTCTGAAACCGCTTGCGAATGAAAAGATCAGAAGAATCATCAAAGTTAAATCTAATCTTTTCGTTGGTAGAGCCGTCCTTTGCAACTTCAACCGTGAAAGAGCCAGCATTATTGGTATCATTTGCGATTACCCAGCCAAGACCACCAGTAGGATGATTGAAGCCGGCAACGGTACCACTTAAAACAAATTGTGTGGCACTGTCTGCATACCAGACAGCAGCAAGAACACCGGGTTTTGTTACATCACCACCAAGAACGTTGGTAGATGAAGAGGGCCAAACCCAAAGACCATAAGCGCCTCCATTCGAGGCAAGGGCAGAAGCAGCGTTGTTTGATGTTTTCCAGCCGGCTTGAGCGGCTGTGGAACCGTCATTACCGCTGGACTGTTGTCCTAAAAGCCGAATGTATGTCAGGGGCGCCACATTTGAGCGCAAAAAAGCTTTAGCGGCATAAGTGCCGTACATTGGAGAAGTGCTGCCACCATTTCGATACACATCACCCACACCACCAATACCGGGTTCGGTATTTCCAAACATCTCAACGAATTCCGAATATGATTGTACCTTTACTGGCTGCATCGCTAGACCGCGACGAGCCCTACCGATAACAACTGGCCCGATAGCGTCTGCTGATTTGGGGATAAACGAATTATCAATTTCATTTATGAAAACGCCGGGAGATACAAATTTAAAGCTTTTTACTGACATACTTTGTGATTCCTTTTAAAACAATAGCAAAAACATGCTACTACAATCATTAATTAAATAGTATTTTTAATCCCAAAAAGCTCCTGAACTGTAAAGAAAAATAAGGCTTTACTTCAGGAAGTGCCCCCAAAGATGTTAGTATTGCCTTCTGGGACGGGGCCCTCGCTGGGAAAAGTAATCTCAACCGCATTTTCTTCTATTGTAACAATGGGCCGATCATCGTTGCTTTCTTCCCCCATGAGATATCCCAAAACCCGAATATTAATGTCAGTAGTGAACATGCGCATCTCTTCTCCCAAAGCTGCTACATTATTATTATGCGCAAAACCTTGTTCGATAAAGGCTTCATAAAGGTGTCCGTTTCTTTTCAAGACAAAAGAATTGATTTGGCCGGTTCGCCCCATAAAAGGAGTCATTAGACTGTTCATCTGCTGCTGATATTCAGATCTAATTGAAATCTTATATTCGGCATTAATATAGACTGGGATGGGGACAGACAATGTTTGAATGACGACTTTTTTGTTTATTCGCGGATAATAACGCTGTTTATCCCCGCCGGCTGTTTCTCGTGTGCCAGAAGCAACAGCAAAATTTCTTGTTTTGTCTTGTACAACTCTTCTAGCGAGCACAAAACGTCCGACGCGCTGATTTTTCTCTTTAGAATAATAATGTGCCTGGAATCCTCCTTTGCGCCCGGGGTCTTTCGTAATTCCAGTTCTCTCGATGCTTATTAAAGGAAGTTTGAGCGCGCCGGCGTCATCTCGTAATGATTTTTCATTTTTAATTTGAAAAGTGCGCTCTGGTGTTTGCCACAAAACCGGCACCTTCGTAAATCCTTCATTTGTGTACACGCTTAGATCAAGATCTTCCTTAATCCACGAAACAAGAGAATAATCTATATTTTCTATAGTAGATGCCAGCATCCCTACTTCTTTAAGAGTAAAGTCAGCCTTACCGTTACTTCCCGTAGGAATCATCGCAAAATCAAAATTATCAGGTAGCATCGAATAGTCCCTTTCTGGCTCTCTTGCAGACAGCAGCAATTTCAAAGCTATGATCGACTTGACCAAAAAGCTT